GCCCTTATGTTCCGCTACAGATGATGCGTGCAGTTACCACTGACACCTTCCAACCCAAGATGGCATTCAAGACCCGCTACGGCATGGTTTCCAACCCATTCTCTAAGGGTTCAGCCATCGGCAGCGGCGCACTTGATGTGCGTAGCAATGTCTACTACCGTCTGTTCCGCGTGGACAACCTCCACGGTGTTGCATCGTAATAGACTGCTCATAAAGCAAAGAATTGGGGAGGGCTTAGTGCCCTCCCCTTTTCTTTTCTACATACTGTTATGGCAAACAAATACAATTTTGACACCATTCCCGAACAAATAGAAAATCGGTATCCCGAGCGGATCAATCCGCTGCTGCCGACCTACTATCGGTTTGCCATTGCACGAAGCCCCAATTTATCGTATTTCTGTCAGAGTGCTTCGCTGCCAACCGTCACCATGAGTGAAGTAATCATGCCTACGCCGTTCGTGCCTGTGAAGGCTCCATCCAAAATGGACTTTGATGAATTAAGCATTACTTTTATTGTGGACGAAGAAATGAAAAACTGGCTTGAGATATTCAATTGGATGCGCTCGTCCACCAATGTGGAAGACTATAGCGAATTCAGTTACCCTGCTACTCAACTGTCTACCGCTAATCTCATTATTTTGAACAGCACCAAGAATCCACAAATCAATGTGACCTTTGAGGGGCTGTATCCCCGTTCATTGGGTTCCATTGATTTTTCGTCCACGATAATGGATCCTGAGCCGTTTCAATGCACCGCTACCTTTGCGTACCGCAACTACAATATTGAAGTTCTGTAATTTGTGCTTGACGGCTTGACTCTATAGTGTAGAATCTCCCGCATGGAGAACTCCTATGACCTTAGATGACATTCGCAAAGAGATTGAGCGCGATGTGCGCTTGGATGACGCGGCTTTAGATATTGAAGCCCTGAAGATTCCACAACTACACAGCAAGTACCTGAACTTCCTCACGGACGAGAAACTGACCCTCTCCAAGTGTGAGTTTGACATGAAAGCACTGCTTCGTGCCAAGTGGGAGTACTACACAGGCAAGATGTCGCAGGAAGAGTTGACTGTGCGCGGATGGAATCCCTTTCCGCTAAAGATACTACGGAATGATCTTGATCTGTATTTGGATTCTGATGTAGACCTTTCCAAACTACAGCAACGGGTTGTGTATCAAAAGGAAAAGATCGCTCTGCTTGAAGAGATTGTCAAGGAACTAAACAACCGTCATTGGAAGATTCGGTGCGCGATTGATTGGAGGAAATTTGTCAATGGACAATGATTCGCCCATTCAGTATCCCGCAGATCCCGACAACTGGTGGATTGATCGTATGTACTTGCAAGACGCATTCGCGGCTGCACAGCACAGCACAGATCCCAACACACAGGTTGGATGTGTTCTCACCCTGCCCAACATGGGTGTGGTGTTGTCGTCATGGAATCATGTGCTGCCCGTGCTTGAGACAGCAGGATATCCCCGCAAGACTAGCGACAAGGGGTACTGCACGGAACACGCTGAACGCGCAATCATATACAAGTCTATTCACAACGGTTTGCCCACAAACGGATTAACCGTGTACTGCACATGGGCTTCGTGTGCAGAGTGTGCGCGTACAATCATACAGTTCGGTATCAAGCGCGTGGTGATTTTGAACGCGTTGCTTGAGCGTACACCGTATCGGTGGCGTGATTCAATTACCGCAGGTGGAGATATGCTGCGCGATGCGGGTGTTCAAGTGGTGGGGTGGCGTGGCGATCTTGGAACTACATATAGTATACGGTTCAATGGTCAAACCGTTGGAAACGAGGACTTGCATTAAATGGTTGACCTTGATGTGAGTGAAGTTGATTCGGTGAATGTTCGTGTACAATGCGAGAAAGGCATTGCTCACGAACTGTCGGATTACTTTACCTTCAAGGTTCCCGGCTACAAGTTCATGCCAGCGTACCGCTCCCGTATGTGGAACGGTGACATCAAACTGTACAATATCCACTCGCAGTTGATTTACTCAGGGCTAACAGAGTACATTCAAAAGTTTGCAGAAGAACGGCAGTACACCATTACGCTGCCCACGCGCAACGACAACAAAATCACCACCGATGCTGTGCGAAAATTTGTACATGATTTCTTACAAGTTCGGGTGGGTGGAAAGCAAGTGGAAGCCCACGATCATCAGGTGAACGCCATCCACCACGCCATAGAGCGTGAGCGGTGCCTCCTGCTGTCACCCACGGGCAGTGGCAAAAGCCTGATCATCTACGCGCTGCTGCGGTACTATTTGGACAAGATACACAAGAACAAGAAGGTGCTAATCATTGTGCCCACGGTGTCGCTTGTGGAGCAGATGATTTCCGACTTCACGGATTACTCGTCTGCAAACGGGTGGAGTGTTCCCGCAAACTGCCACAAGATCATGGCAGGAGTGGACAAGGGCACAGACAAGCGTGTAGTGGTTTCCACATGGCAGTCGCTGTTCAAGCAGTCTGAAAAATACTTTCAGCAGTTTGGAGCCGTGATTGGTGACGAAGCCCACCTGTTCAAGTCCAAGTCGCTTACAGCCATCCTCACCAAACTCAAGACTTGCCCGTTCCGTGTGGGCACAACAGGAACGCTTGACGGCACCAACACCCATCGCCTTGTGCTTGAGGGGCTGTTTGGACGCGCCTACGAGGTAACCAAGACCAAGGCTCTTATGGAGCAAAAGATCTTGAGTGATTTAAAAATTGACTGCTTGCTGTTGTCGTATCCTGATTTGGATCGGGAAGCCATTAGACGGGCAAAGTATCCTGATGAAATCAAGTGGATCATTGGATCGCCACGCCGCAACAAGTTTATTGCTAATATGTGCAACACCCTGAAGGGCAACACCCTGATACTATTTCAATTCGTGGAAGATCACGGAAAGGTACTAAATAGTCTTGTGAGGGCTTGCATTTCACCCGAGCGTAAGGTATTCTTTGTGCATGGTGGTACAGAAGCCGCCGACCGAGAGGAGATCCGCAAGATTGTAGAAAGCGAATCTGATGCCGTCATTATTGCCTCTTACGGTACATTCAGCACAGGTATCTCTATTCGCCGTCTACACAACATCATCTTTGCTTCTCCGTCCAAGTCTCGCATTCGCGTTCTGCAAAGCATTGGGAGACAGTTGCGTGTATCGCAAGACAAGACGGTGGCGCGACTATACGATATTGGTGACGATCTGTCTTGGAAATCATGGAAAAATCACACCCTACGGCACATGAATGAGCGTATGAGATTGTATGAGGCGGAAGGATTTGACCACAAACTCATCAGGATACAGTTAGGAGAAGACCTATGAGCAGACGAAAGAAAACCGAACTCAAAGTCTTCAAACTCCGCAGCGGCGAAGAGATCATTGCCAAGGTTGCTGGTAAGACGAAGGACAAGATTAAACTACTGCGCCCTATGCGCGTGATGAACAATATACAGACCGATCCGTACACAGGCGTAAAGCGGCACACTGTGTTCTTTGCTGATTGGCTTGGCAGCACTTCCGAGATTACTGCGGACATCCCACTTGATTTTGTGGTGGTGGAATTGGCTCCCGATCCTGATCTTGTTATACTGTACGCACGACAAACCGAAGCAGATGATCGCCAAGCGGCTCCTCCTGCCATTTCGGTGGCTCCACCTGCACCACCCGCGCTTCCACTTCCTGAACTATCGGAAGAAGAGATGCGCGAATTGTCTGATAGTGTGGATGAGAAACTAGAGCAAATGCTAAAACAGTTGGCAGCAGAAGGCGGAAAGACTGGCGGTTCATTCCCATACGGGTCAATGATTCCGCCATCGTTTAATTCACTCAAAGATTCTATGCCACCAAGTTTTTCGCCCCGACCAGAAGGCATTATGTTTTCTGTGAGCATTCCGTCTGATGTATTAAATAGTTGGGTGGAGAGCGGATTCCTTGATTATTTAAAGGATTGTATTTCTGATTTCATCAGCACCGATTTCCTTGAGCAAATGCTGAACGAGGAAGAGGACGAGGTTCCTGAAAAGCCCAAGAAGAAAAAGAACAAGCGAGAAAAGATTTCAAAAGACGAGTGGACAGAACCCAACGAAGATCTAAAGAAAAAGCCCAACTACGGCAACAGCCATGAAGACTGGTCACCATATTTCAAGGACTATATGCCGGAAAAGGAACCACCAAAAAATACAGAAGAGGGTTGACAAGACACGACAAATGATTCATAATGGATATCGAAAGGACTGTGATGGCTAAGAAGAAAAGTGACCACTACATAGACAACCAAATGTTTTTTGAGGCAATGAAGGAATGGAAGTTGGGCGTGGAGGCTGCAAACAAGGCAGAAACTCGCCACCCGCCTGTTACTCACTATATTGGTGAGTGCTTTATGAAGATTGCAGAGCATCTATCCCGCAAGCCAAACTTCATCAACTACCCGTATCGGGATGAAATGATCTCTGACGGGATTGAAAACTGTCTGCTGTACGCATACAACTTTGATCCCGCCAAGTCCAAGAATCCGTTTTCGTATTTCACGCAGATCATCTATTACGCATTCCTTCGCCGCATACAAAAGGAAAAGAAGCAAGCGTACATTAAACTCAAGAAGATTGAGATGAGCGATGTGGACTCGTCCATGAAGAAGTGGTTCCGCGAGAATTTCCTCAAGGTGGGTGACAATTTTGAAACACTGCCCACCTTCCTGACTGAAAACGATATCAACTCGTTTGAAAAGAAGACAGGCGAAATCGAATCACCTGAAGAGAAGACTGAGAAGCCTGCTAAGAAGCCGGTCAAGAAGACTGTCAAGAAGACCGCCAAGAAAGGCAAGAAGAAGTGAAGATTGCATTGGTGACTGATACCCATTTCGGTGCGCGTAACGATTCCCCGATTTTCATGGAACACTTCATGCGGTTCTTTGACCGTGTGTTCTTTCCTCGTATTGAAGCCGAGGGTATCGACACCATTATTCACTTGGGCGACTTTCTTGATCGCCGCAAGTTCGTGAACTTCCTTACGCTGAATGCGGTGCAGAACGGATTCGTGAAGCGGCTTGAGCAGAGCGGTGCAAAGATGCACTGCATCTTGGGCAACCACGACATCTTCTACAAGAACAAGAGCGAGGTGAATTCGCTTCAGGAGTTGTTCTCTGACCGTTTCGTTGTTCACGACACCCCCAAGGTGCTTGACTTTGATGGGCTTCCCATTGCCATGCTGCCGTGGATCAACAAGGAAAACGAAGCCGAGTCCCTGAAGTTCATTACCGAAACTCATGCTCCCATTCTGTGTGGGCATCTTGAACTTAACGGGTTTCAGGTATTGCGGAATACTCCCTTTGACGGTGGTATGGACTCTGATCTGTTCAAGAAGTTCCACGCGGTATACACAGGGCACTTCCACACACGGCACTCCCGTGAGAATGTCCACTACTTGGGATGCCCGTATCAGATTACCTTGAACGATTACGGCGACAAGAAGGGCTTCCATATTCTAGACACCGCCACCCGCGATCTAGAGTTTGTGAAGAATCCGCACAACATCTTTACGCAGATTCGATACGATGACTCTACTCTGTCGGATACGCATCACATCAAAGTGGACGAAGAGCGTACACGCGGCAAGTTTGTCCGCATCATCGTGGAGCAGAAAACCAAGCCGTACATCTTTGAGAAGTTCGTGGACTCCGTGTACGCAAGCAGCCCACACGGTGTCAC